GCAATCTTTACCATGGACCTATCGGCGTTCTGTGAGAAGTATGCGCTGGAAAGATTACTCGTTTAGTGTGATATAATTTGTTTAGGCCCTGTGCCTATTCATAGAATGGTGCGTCTATTAGATGCTAAGTAACGCAGGTTTTTCCTTTCGTTGAGGTCCTAGCAGCCATTCATCTTAGTCCCCGTGACCCCATTCACGGGGGCTTCTCTTTTGCGCTCACGGGTGAGGGTAGCATATGTTGTTTACGGAAGTCAAATATATTTCCCTGAAATCTCAAAGCTTGGACATGTGGTGTGAAACACACCTATATTCTATATACAATGTCAGTGGTCTGTTATATAATTAAGGTCCTAGCGAAAGGAATATATGGGATATCAAAATGATAAACCTAGTATGTTTGATGATATGCCTAAGCATATATCAGACGCTGTATTACAAGATATTCAAGAACAGTTATTTGATTCTTGGATAACTGGTCATATAGATGAAGGTATGTTTATTGCTGACTATGAAATGGCAAATATGTGTTCTGATGAATCCGTCAAGAAACAATTTAATGAATACTGGCAGGTAGAACCTGGAGAGGAATACTACATAGAATGTTAGGATATACATATAAGGATATACAGAACTTTGGTAATAGTTTAACTGTTGCTATTGATTCCGCTTCCGACCCTGATGTTAAGCAAGGTCTATTAACCATATGGGATTTCTTTGAGGGACTGCTAGCAGAAGGGTACATAGATGAGAACACTTACTACGGATAAGTTAATAGAATATATGAATATTCATTTAATTAGTCTTAACCAGGATATGGATAAAAATTTAAATGTTGAATCTAAGATCAATATCCAAGGACAAATTATGGCTATAGAACATCTACTGGAGGTAGCAAATGAATCGTAAGATAATTATATGTAGTTTAGTATTAGGGTTATTACCTATTACTGCCGTCCCAGCAAATGCTAAGGTTTGCACATGGAAATCTAGACAAATAAAAAATTACTCAGACCAGGCTTATACAAAATATCAGTATGTAAAGAAAAGGGTTTGCAAATGATAATGTCTGATAAATTAGAACCACATCTTCAAAAGCTTGTAGATATGGGTGAGACAGGTACAGACATCATGCATGGACATATGAAGAATCTAATGTATGAATGTGAAACTAAACTGTTAGACATATCTGAATTACAGGATATGCCTGAATATAAATATCTTTCAGGTCGACTAGACGCATTGACAGAAATATACATTATGACGTATAATTTATCATTCGCTATCAACGAAAGGGCTAAACAACGTGGTTAATAAAGATCTAGGTCCACAAACTAAAATGCAATTAGACCAAATTATAAATACTCTAAAGGGTATGCCAATTGGTGCTCCACTGGTATGGCTGTGGGTATGGGATGTAGTATCAGATAAATATGATACTTATAAAGAACCTAATGAATATAATGATTATGTTGTTACTGAAGGTATTACTCTGGATAATATCTGGGAGAAACTTTGGGATAACCCGCCAACTGAATTTACCCTTGAATATGGGGCAGAGTATGTTGATGAGGCAATCCAAGACTGGATGATCGACAATGATTATCTTGCGGCCCTGGAGGAAGACAACTGGCTAGATGACGAGGATTCTGACGACGTGCAGTCAGATAACACAACTGAATATGGAACGCAAGAAGCAGGCTTCAAGGCGGAGCCTGTAGTATTAGAAGGGTCAACACAATGACAACAAAGCGTGAATATCTAAAGACCAAGGGCATTACAGTGGGCAAGCGTGGTCGCTTCTCAGGTGCTGCTAAGCAAGCTCTGTCAGAGGCAGAGAAGAACGGCGTAAAGTTTACTGCAGAAGTTAAACTAACTAAGTAAACAATAAATATTGGAGAGGGTTGACGAGCCCCCGAAATCGTTGACCTTCTCCAACCTTTTTGGTATAATCTTTATGAAAGGCGGACATGGCTAAAAAAACAGATGAAGAAAAAATCGCAGAACAATTAGCAAAAGTGTTAGACAACCATTGGTTTAATCCAATGATATGCGCTAACATAATTGTAAATAACTTTCCTCTATATACCCAAGATAGACTTATGGAGTTGATGAAGGAAATTATTAGATATCAGGCTGGCAACTTCGAACCTTATTGGGCTGAGGGTATTACCTCTGAGGCTCTGATGTTATCGAGCCACCTTGCTGAGGTTATAGAATTGCATGAGCCTACCGCATGAGCAAAGCTACGGGGTCCTCTCAACGTAAGCCGAAGAAATGGGAGGACACAAAGCGGGGTAGAGATAAGAATCATGCCCTAACTGCTTTCCGTAAATGGAAGAAGATAGAGAAGGCAAGAAAGACGGCGGAGACAGATAGATACAATACCCTATGTGGTCCAGTAACCGTAACACGTATATCTAAATAACAAAACATATTGGGACAGTATGTCCGATTTGTACTATATGTACATCTTGGATATATATGTCCCATTTGTTATATATCCGTAAGGGCAGAATGTTCGCTTTACGAAGAGCTATAAAAAATCCCTGAAAATCTCTCAAAATATATAATAAATGTATAATTATTTTATTAAACATATATAGAATATAACAAAAAGTATATAAAATATGGCAAAATATGTGGGCAAATATATGGCTTTACGAGACATGTTTATATATCCTGGAACTCATTTATATAACATATATATAACATTTGGTCCAAAGCTCTTGACAATATGGGTAATATATGCCATGTGCCCTACATGTGGAGGATTATGGGGAGTAGTGGGGATCGCTCAAATACATGTATATATATCTTAGTATATATCGATAACATTTACGTTATAATTAATAGTATTTACTTTCATAGAATACTGATAGATATGGCTCTAAAAAGGCTTTAAAGGGTGTTTTAAGAGATGTATATGAGAGGGGGGAAGCTAGGATATGGATCAAAATAAAGCTATATGTGCCTATGGCACCAAGGCTCTGTATTACTTCCTATATCCTCTATATATCTTGATTATGAGTACTATACCTATGACGATTGATAGAATAAGTATAGATCTAGTTAAATGGTTATATGGTTCCCAACATACGTTACCTGTGTAACAATCATCAGTCATTGCTTCCCGCCTCAAGTTTATCAATACGATTTTTTATAGGTTTAAGCATATGTAATACTAAAATAAAGTCTAAACCTAATCCTAAGAATAAGCCCAATAAAAACCAAAGTAGTGAGTTCATGTTCTACCCCTTTTATTTGATTTCTTCTTAGGATATATAAAGTCTATGTAATCATTTCCTTTGGCCCAAGCTTTTTTCCTACTTACAAATATTGCCTGTGATCTAGCTCCCAAAGAATTTTCATAATACCATAATCCAGTATTCTCATCTTTACCTACCTTGACCCATTTTTTTATAGGCTCTTTACTTATAAAGTCTGTTCCCACACTAGTCATTTCAGTCATGCCCTGATTATACTATATCTATATTATTCTAGTCAACTGCTTTATACATGCATCTAGGACAGCTTTTATTTCTCTCATACTTCTTAAATGTTGTATTAAACCTTACACCACAATTTTGGCATAATATACTCAGCGTTGCATTGAACTTATACTCCCAGTATATAGGGCTTCTAAATTTAATCATGAAGATTCTGATTCCAGATCTACCTCTTCTTCAAAGTCCAGCCACGCCTCTAAATTGTCTAAAAATCCCATGCTCATCCTTATCTAATTGGTCCTCTAAATGGAGTTATTCTGCTTTGTCTAGGATCTCTATATCCCATATCAAAGTCTTTTAATTCATCATACCCGTATCCTGTTTTTTGCTCATCATTACATTTACAGGTCATATATCCATTATACTATATTGTCAGGCCAGGTACTGGCTTGGGAGCTTCTACTTTTCGCCGCACTTTTTTTGGACTAATTTAGATCAATATACTATGTATTATGTTTACTAATAATTGTAGCATTCTTAGTTATATTACAATACCCATGAGATGGTTTTACATTTTCAATAGTATTATCTCCACCTTTAGATAATGGTATTACATGGTCTAAATGTAGTCCATTTTCCCATCCAGGCCTACCTACTCCTCTGGGGGCATTTAAATCTATTGGCTTTTGGCATATATGGCAATTAGTACCATATAAATCTAATATTTCTTTTTCTGTAAATACAGATATCTTGGTATTTTTTCCTATAGCTCTAAAGTATCTGGAACGTCTTCTTTGGTTATTTTGTCTTATTACATCGCCCCTGATTATCCTTTGTTCCCGCCAATACAATGCCTCAGCATTGCGACACTCTAAGCAAGCAAGTTCTTTAGCATCTCTTCTATGCCAATCGTATCCAGATCTTGTACCGCACTCTGGTCTATTTCTATGTCTTTTAGACATACCTACAATTCATTATTCTTTCTCATATAGTGCTCTATGTCTAATTGAACTATTACACATTTTCTACATAGGGCGTATATAAAACTATCATCCATAACATGTAAAAATAACTTAGCAGACTTCTGACACCCATGGCAGGTTAATTTGTTCATGGCCTAGAGATTCTTCTTATCTCATATAGACAAACATTACATTCACCAATATATAGGTAATTGCCAGATTCTAGTACGGTTACTGCAGTAGTCTTTCCTTCAACTACCTGTTCACAATATCTACAATAAGCTTTAAATTGTTTCATTAGCCTCTTGAGCAATTTGATTTTCCCATAATCCCGTAATAGATTCATTACCTATGTCATCAAAATAGTATCTATTTGTGTCTCTATTATAGGTCCAGCCTTTCCATACACCATCTTCATCCCATGTTAAATTAGATGCCTGTTCATTTCTTTCAGACTCTGCCAATGCCATTAAAAATTCATTATTATTTTTAATTACTTCTTTCATGGCTTTTCTAAGTTTAAAATACCTTATCATTCTTCCTCAATATCTTCAATTAAGGCCTCTATATCTTCATCGATTAGTGGCTTAAACTTTTTATAAAATGTATTAGACAGTGACTCTAATTCATTTATAATCCAATATAGCTCCTCATTTGTAAAATCATTTATATGATCTAATATAAAATCATCTATTAGGTTAAGAGTTTCATTTCTAAGGTCTGGTATCATTTTATTTTATGCTGATAGTACCCTAGACACCGAATTTATTACCGCTGCAATTCTTCCAATATCTCTTAGTTGTTCTACTGTGTACCCTTCTTGCTTTAAGGTCTCATAATGAGCCTTTACACAAAAATGACATTTACCTATAATAGACGCTACTAAAGAATAAGCTTCAAACTTACCTTTAGTTGTTCCACCATGTGATGATATTGCATTCATTCTAAGTTGCGCTGGCAATCCTTTAAGACTTTGATCGTCTGCCATTTCAAGATATGGGTACCAAATATTATTTTGAGCCATAATTGAGGCAGCAGTTAGGGCTGCATTTTTTTCAACCTCATCAGTTAAATTAGATGAAATATAAACTACAAGTTTACTATTGCCAGTAGCAAATGCTGCTGCCAGAGCCAAATAAGATGCTTGTTCTACATCAATAGTTGATCTATTAATTACTGCATCTAAATTTAATTTAGTATCTTTAGCATAATCTGGAATTGTATCTTTTAAACTATCTACCCAAGACATTATAGGGTTTCTCCGCCCAATGGGCGATTGCATGCACAAAGCTCTCCTGTTTGAAGAGCATCTAAAACACGCAAAGCCTCTTCTGGATTTCGTCCTACATCAAGATTATTTACTGTAATGTGTTGTATAGTGTTTTCTGGATCTACAATAAATGTGGCACGAAGAGCAACACCTTGAGGAGTAATAACTCCAAGATCACCAGATAATTCACGATTAGTATCAGCAAAAGACCAAGAATTAGTTTTTTTAAGATCATCATGTGCATTTCGCCATGCAAGTTTACAAAATTCATTGTCTGTAGATCCAGTCATTAAAACTGCATCCCTATCGTTAAAATCATTAACTAATTTATCATATGCAACAATTTCTGTTGGGCAAACAAATGTAAAATCTTTTGGGTAAAATGCAATAATTTTCCATTTTCCAGGAAATGAGTCTTGATTAATTACTTCAAATGAAGAATCATCAGGAGCAAGGGCTCCAGGTTTTACTCCCATTATATTAAAATTACCTAATTTATCACCTACGGTTTTCATTAATTTCCATTCTACTAGTAGGTGTTTATTATACAATATTTATATTGATTTAGTCAATAGCAATTAACAGGTCTAATTTGTGCTTGGTATAGGGAAATCTTTGTTCCAAGATGCCCAAATTACATATTTACCGTTAGTCATTAAAAACCTGCTGAAATTGTATACCTGTTCCAAGAAGAAATAACATGTTCTGTAATCTTAATAGATGATGGCATGATGATTACCGTGTATGGCTCTGGCTTAATCCATGCATCTATCTTATCTATGTTCTCTGGGTATTTAGGGTGAACCAATGGGTTGGTTGACACATCTTCTTTTGTTGAGAATGATATCTGTCCGCCTACATAATCATCGTTTAAATAAAATACAACATGGTATCCATCTCCAACTGAATGTGGTCTTAAGTTGTGTCCCTTTTTATTTCTTTTAACAACTGTTGCACTAATAGGATCATTTTCTTTTTTAATTGAGTGAGACTCTTTATATTCCTTGATACATTCATTAATTATTTTATCAAATTTAGATAAATTACCAGCTTTAAAAGTTCTTTTGTCTGATATCTCGTTGTCTGGCATCCAAACATCTCCCTGGACATGCTCTTTGCCTACAGAATCTGTCCATAGATCAGAGGTATTCTCCAATGGCTCTAAAAGACCACGTACACACCATATGCCAGCCGTTTCAAGGGCTTCTTTCTGCTCTCTAAATGTTTCTGATATATCGTTGTAGTATGTAATATCATCAGTAATTTTATTTATGTTCATGTTTTTCTCTCATATTATGAAGCATTTTGGGAATTCAAAATGATCTTTGCATACTTCTACAACCTTAAATACTTTATTTACCTTTTTAGGCTTTTATGCTGCCAACGCTTTCTCTATTGCATCTGTAATCTTTTTACGTGCAACTGAAGCTCTTGGAGCGCCATCCTCGGTTAAGCCCATTTCCATACTTTCTTGGTTCTGGTTTAACAGGTCACCATTTCTAAAATATGCTACAAGCTTTCCATTTCTATCTACTAAATACTTTTCAAAATTACCAGACATAAATGTGCCGTTATTTTTTGTATTTTTATTTTTTGAACCTTGAAATCCTAGCCACTTATAAATAGCATGTGGTTTTACGACTCCATATTTTCCTGGAAGACCTGGAATGATCTCGCCTGGGCCAGGGTTAGACTCAACTAACTCTGAAAACTTATATGTTACGTTATACTTATCTATTCCAAATTTACGTGCTCCCTTTGCATCTTCACAGCCATACACATGCTCTCCGTATGTTAATCCTGCTCCGCAATAGTCATTTGTTGGAACTGCTAAAACTTCAAATCCTTCGTTCTTATATTCTTGATACAAATCTTCAATAACTCCGTATTGTGGTGCATTACCGCATTCTCCTGTTACGTTAATGACAAGTGTTACCTTACCTTCAAATTCTTTTAGGAAATTATCTTCTCCGTCAGCCGACTTTAAGCTAATATCGTAGAAGCTTTTTACATCATCAATTGGTGTATCTTGGCAAATGCACAGGACATCTGGTGCGTATGAAACGCATTCTGATGTGTGTGCTGCAGATGGGTTGTCTATTGTATTCATAGGTTAATTATATCATGCCCTAGTTATTACGAGGCACCACCCTATCCTTTATCCTTCTCCACTTACCATATTTTGTAGAAACATTTGACCCAATATACTCTTGCCCTGTCTCTAAATCTATAAGAAGCCATTTTCCTGGAGCTTTTGTATGTATCGTTAAATCAATTGGGGTATCGTAAGACTCAATTTCTGTGCCATCAATTAATTTACGCATAAATTAAATTATACCATAAATGATATAATAATAGTATGACAATAAAACTATTTAATGAATTTATAAAAAAATCAGAATCATATCAGGTAATTAAATATATTGATAATAATTTAAATAAGTTTCAATCTTTTCAGGAAAATAAATATTTTATTGAAATGTTTGGTAAAGATAATTATCATAAATCATCAATTAATTTAGATGAACTTGGAGAAATTAAAAATTTAGTATTAAAATACTTTGAAAAATGTGTAGAAAAAATAAAAATTGAATATGAAGTTAATGAAGATTTATATCCTTCTTCATTTTGGTTAGCAAAACAAAATGATGGTGCATATTTAGAAATTCATGGCGATAATGATTATGGGAAAAATCCTCATATTAAATATACTTGCTCTATTTATTTAAATGATGTATTTAATGAAGGTGAAATTCATTTTCCTTATTTACAATATAAATATCAGCCTCGTTGTGGGGATTTATTTTGTTTTCCGTCTCAAAATGGAGAACTTAATTATGATCATGAAATTAAAAAAATAGTAGATAGTAGATATACTATGTTGATTTGGTTAGGTAATGATAAAAATTACGCTTTAAAATATTAAACTAACTTCTTACTTTCCATGGCTCCAATGTGCCAAACATTCCTTCTAGCTTTCTTTCATTTTTATCAAACCCACCACTTACTGCATGTGCTAATTTAAATAAGTCTGGGATCAGCAAGTCTCCTTGTTGCCAAATGTGCTGTATTCTTATATTTTCATTATTATTTACAATATCATTTATTTTATTAGAAATTTCTTTATATTTATTAATTTCATCAATAGAAGGATCTTGATCTTTAAATTTATAAAGCGTGGTGTCTTCATACATAGAAAAATATGTTCTTATAGTTTTTTCTTTAGTTATCCAATGTTCTGAGACTAAGTTATAGGTTACATATTCATCTTTGTTTGTAATCTGATTCTCTTCTGGTACATAGTAGTAATAATCTTTATTATTAAACCACCTATAATTATTAAAATGTATTTTACAATTTATCATAAATTCTTTATCTGTTTCATCAAACATATTAAAAACTTTTGACATATCTACAAAATATGTTTTTCCAGTTTCTAGTTTGCATTTAAATAAGGTCATATTCCAAACACCACTAACATAAGGGTTATGCTCTTGTGCAACATGCTCTTGGTGCCATTGAAGCATCAATAAGTTTTTTTCTTTAATATTTATATCATTCATGTGTTTATGATGATCTTCTATATAATCTGAAGGGTTGGTGTTTGAAGAATTCGGATACCAGCCTAAATTATCACCAAATAAATGCATTATTTTAGTTTGCATTTCAAAGTCTAAATTTGCATTTCTAAAAGCAATTATTGATTCATTGATAAAAATATCTTTATAAATATTAAAATTATTTTTTAATTCTTCGTATCCAGGAAATTCTATAGTTTTTATTGTATACATAATTATTTATTTATTGGTTTATAGTAGGTTGCGGAATCTTTTGGCATAATTTTTCCATTAGCCCATTCTTCTCTTAACTTTTCTCTTAAAGGATTGGTATCTTCTTTAATTTTTTTTAGATCAACATTGTATACACTATCTGCGTAATCATATGATCCCATCATGGTGTATCTAGTTCCAGATGTTACTTCAGTAACCGCATGTACGTTTTGAATTCCAACATCAAAAACAATTACTGATCCAGCCTCTGGTTTAAAAGAAATTTCATGGTCTCTAAATGTCAGGAGTCCTCCATCAAAATTATCATTTAAATAAATCATGGTAACTAATTTATTTTCTTGCCATGCATTTGGAGTCCCATCTAATTCGGTATTATCTGAATGGTCTGGCGCAAATGCTCCTGGCTCCCATTTATGAGAACTTAAACTTATTTGTTTTAATTTTCTATTAAATACTTTTTCTGCTAATTCTTGTGATTTTAATTGAAATTTTCTTAAAGCGTGCCCACCTTCTGGAGTATGTGGTTTATTTCCAGACAATATATACATATTGTAAAAACAAGATAATATCCAGTCGTCAAGATCTTTCCAATAAGAAATTATGTAATCACACTCTTCTTTTGTAAATACATTTTTATATTCAACAATATCTGATTTATGAATAATTTCTATCACTATATTAATCCTGTTCCTTCAGCTTTATCAATTTGATCATCTATAGTATTTAAAATATCAATATCTAGATCCGAAGAACTAGATATTGATTTTGTGCACATTATTAAACCTTCTTAGGTCTACCTGTTTTTTTGGCACCTAGATTTATTTCTCTACGTATGCCATGCTTATTAGTATCAATTTTTGTTGCTGGCCTTGGACCATTAATTCCTGATCTAAACTTTCCTTGATTTGGTTTTTTACGACCAACTTCTTGAGAAGTTACTGCGCCTGCTGGTTCATTGTTTGGCGGTGTCGCCATACCTGTGCCATTTTCACTCATTGATAAATGATGTTCTTTGCGCTGGAGTGGCGGTCATATTTAATGTAAGACCTGCTTCTCCATCTCTTGAAACGTCTAACATAGGTGCTGAAACAATTCCTGTTTCACTTCCTACTGATTCACATCCGCATTCAAAACACATTATTACTTACCGCCGTTGTTTACGCCTGCGCCATCTTGTGATGACTTATCAGTTGATGGGAATGCAGCTTTTGGTGCCTCTGTGTATGATTCTGTTGGCCATGGTGATGATCCTGCTGGCTTTGTTTCGTTAAATCCTTTTAAATCTTTTCCGTCTGACATTTTATCTCCTATAGGTTGTTTTATTTAGATGGGTCTAGAAATCCATCTATGACTATATTATAGCATTTAAGAAATTACTAGCCCAAAACAGTATCTAGGCCACGATATTCTATAGGCCAAAAAAATGATATTATTACGTTTCTATGCCCTTTTTCAATTTTTGACACCTGATGTGGTAAATCATGATCCCCTTTAAAAAAAATAAAGGTTCCAGGTTTTGGTTTTATTGAAAAATTTTCTTGGGGAAACTCTAAAAGCCCACCTTCATAATCATCGTTAAGATAAAGAAGCCCAGACCAATCGTCTTTTGAATTTTTTCTAATACTTTCTGGGTCATTAGGTGTAATGTAATTATCTGTATGCGTCTTCATTTCAGAACCTTCTAGCATTAACCCATAAAACATTGTTTTAATATCCATTTTTGTATCTAAAAAGTCTGAAATTGTGTTTGACATTGAATTACATAACATTGTCAAAATGTCTATTCCAATATTGTAATTATTATCATCTTGGTAGCTTTTAATAGGATTACCACATTTAAAAGTATATCCATTTTCTGGACTTAAAGACGGACCACCTTTTATCTGGTAATCTGGTGCATCTGATGTAGTACTATTAAATGTTTCTGTTAAAAAATCTGATGTACTTTTAGATATATATCCCTCAATTATATAAATTTTATTATTTATATTTTTTATCAAGGCCTATATTTTCCATAGCATTCTTCACACACCCAGCTATAAAGATTTAAATCTTTAATAATTCTTGTTGCTTTATTTTCACAATCATTTTTTTCACACATACTATGAACTAATGGATTTTCTGACTTTAATACTAAACTCACTTTACTCTTTTTCCAAATTTTTCCCATGCTCTTTCGTGTAAGAAAAAGCCAATCATTTCACATGCTGTATAAATTATTGCAAATGAACCAGCATATTCCCAATGTGCTTCGCCAGTAATAGCTTTTTCAAATAAATATACTAATGTACCAACAAACAAAATATGTACTGCTGGCCATGTAATTGATTTATAAACACTTCTTTTTTTACTATTCATTAATTTTACCTCTACTTAATTTATTATATATATAATTAATTACTTCGTTAGGTTTCCATTCATATGGTAACTCTAAATATTTAATTTCGTTTAATATTTTTTCTCTTATTTGATCTTCAATGTACTCCACATATATATTCTACCATTTAAATAAAAAAAGGGCAAGGTTTCCCTTGCCCCTTATTTAAAGAATTTACTTCTTTAAAGCAACCTTCTTTTTAGGAAATGCCTTATTCCAGGCTGTAGCTAATTTATTATAATCAGCCTTTTCCTTAATTGCTGCTGCATCAGCAATAATTTTTGCTGCTGTTGCGGAATCAATAACTAATTGTTTTGAAGCAGCGTCAGCTTTTGCTGAATTTAAATCTGCTGACAATGAGCTAATTTGAGATTGAAGTTGTGCAATTGTGCCATTTAAATCGGTAACTGTGTATGACGCAACTACGGCTTTTACTGGAACTTTTAGTCCAGTGACTGCTGTTGCTGTTGTCGCACCAGTTACTGCAATTGTTACATTACCAATTGTTGCAACTGAAGTATTCTCTTTTTTAGATCCTAAAATTAATGTAGAATCCGCTGCAACCTGAGCTGCAGTAGATGTTACAATTTGTTTAGAAATTGAGCCATCTGCCCAAGTTCCACCAATTAATGTTGCTGTTACGGTATCAGAAACTGCGTTTCCAAACACGTCTGTTGTGCTTACTGTAATTGCTGGAATGGTTCCTACTGCCACTGAAGTTGGTACTGAAACTCCGACGTTTGATACAGAACCTGCAATTCCTTTAACAAAAACAACTGTAGAGTAAGATCCATTTACAATTGTAACTGAACCTGTTGCTGTTGATGTTGTGAATGCATAAACAGTTACTGCAGATCCTGCAGAAGTTACTGAATACGACGTTGAACCTGCAGAAGAACTAACTACTGCATTTGTTGCGCTTAAAGCTGTGACTAGCTTAACGCCACCTGTTGCTGTAAATGTAACTACAGTTCCAGTATCTGCTGTTGCTGCTAGAGCAATGGCATCTGCTGAATCTACTGTGTTGTCGGCTGGAACGTTCGCAGTCGCAGGCGCTGTAGATGTTGTAGTATTTGCTGAACCAGCAACTGTTACTGCTAACGGTGCTGCTGATGCATTAATTGATTGAATGCCTAGTAATGCTAGGGCTGCAGCCGAAGCAACGGCAATCTTTTTTAATGACTTCATGTTTTTATTTCTCCTTTTTATCCATTTTTTTACAAAATGGAATTCTATTTTGGGTGTACACCCATATATATAAACGTTTAACCAAGCAATTTGTTGTCTTTATTGATCCCAAAGTTTTACATGAAAGCTACAAGGATCTCCGCCCTCTTCCCATTCTTCCATTTCTTCATCAGAAAGTGGTGGTCCTTCATGTGTGTCGCAAAATACCTCTGATACCCAATTTTTTTCACGACCATACTCATACCAAGATTGAACATCTAAAAAATCTATAGCCATTTACTTAACTCCTCAATCATTTGATGTTTAGGTTTTGCGCCAAGTATTTTTTTAACCTCTTTACCATTTTCAAATATAATTGTTGTTGGAACTGAGGTTATGCTGTATTTTGAAGCCTGTATTGGATTTTGATCTACATCTATTTTGGCAATCCAAATATTATTTTCTTTAGAAATTTCCTCTAAAATAGGAGAAAACATTTTACATGGCCTACACCATGTTGCCCAAAAATCAACAACTAAAACATTATGAAGAGTTAATATTTTATCAAAATTTTCGTCATTTATTTCTAGCATTATTTGTCTTTTAGTTCCTCTGCTGCTGCATTAAATTTATTCATAAATGTTTGAACTACCCAAAATGTTGTTTCTCCAGCATTTATAGACATAGCCTTAGAAGATTCTTCTGTTCTGTCTTCTATTGCAAGGGCGTTGTACCATTTCTGGTACAACTCCTCACCGATTTCTTTAATTATTTCTTCTAGCACTGTCATGTTAGCCATTTATTTTTTTAGCCCACTCCAATTTAATTGCAGCCAGTTTATCTGCAGCCAGTTTAACTTCAGCTTGGTATCTTGCTTCCGCCTCTGAAATTGCTTTGTTAGCCTCAATTGTAAGAGCAGCCTTTGCTTCGGCAGCCAATTGCTCTGCAGTTTTAGTTACTGGAGCGACTGGTTTTGTTACTATTGGAGCACTTGGTGCAATTTCAATAGGGGCACTAGAGATAAGTTTACCATATTGCCCCCTAGCACCACGGATTGGCTTTGAAGCATTATTTAGCATATCTAAAACTTGTTGATAAGTTAAAGAAGGATTTGAACTTTTAATTCCAGCCCATGTAGCAGCAGCAACTTGCGTAGAAATTGATGACCCTGCTGCATTTTTTACAGAACCTCCTGGAACCGCAACTTTCATATTTCCAAGAGCATAAAAGTCTAATCTATCTTTATCAAAGTTAGAAAAGTTATCTATTTGCTCATACTGGTCTGCCATTCCAACTGATATCGAATCGTTAATACATGCTGGCCAAGATAACCTTGAAAGGTCTCTGTTGTTTCCTGCTGGAAAAAACACTGGTGTGCCTGAAGAAACTAATGAAGATATTACTCCACGCAACATTGGTGTTGTAGGGCAATAGTCTGTTAATGTTGTTAGTATTGCATGATTTGATTGAGACATTGCAACGCTCTGTATATTAAAACGAGATTTATTATCTAATACCCATTTTAATGCTAAAGAAACACCAGTTTCGCCAGTTGATTGTCTTGAGCCAGATGGATTGTTTCCAATAATTCTTACAAAAACAATTTTAATATTTGGATTAGTTGCTACTGCAACTGATGCCATTTGTGTTCCGTGATCAAAACCATTTTTAGAAATAATATCAAATGGAAGTACAGTAGATCCTGGACCTTCCATAAACTTTTGTCCATTTGGACATGAGGCCAATTCTAAAACACAAACTTCATATACAATTTTATCTTTAAAAATTGGTAGAGAAGTGTCTAATGCAGTGTCCAGAATTGCTATTGTTGAGGGTACTTGATTAGCTTTCGCCTCTACAGCAATAAATGTAGTAGATAGTGTTAGTGATAGTATTGATATTGCAGTTATTAGTTTTTTATTCATAGGTACATTTTACTAAAACATACCCAAATCTGTCAAGAGTTTCTATCTATCCGTCTCTGATACCATTTACCAGCGTCTAATTGAGGTTGTGGTAAATTGTTTGCCTCTAATAATGCAGCAAGCATGTTGTTTAATAAATCTATCTCAAACTCTAGTTTGATTATTTGCATTTCTAACAATCGTAATCTTTCTGATTTTCTCATTTTTTACCTGTCTGTTGGGGTGGGAGCCGTTGCTAAACTACCACAGTTTGCACATTCCATATCTAAAAAATATGTTGCAATATCAAAATCTTCAAAGATTACTTTTAGATTCCATATAAAACATCCACAAGGACAAACATGAGTTGGTGTTCCTCTTAAATCCATAGCCATGTTATAATTTTCTGGCTTAAGATTATTAATGTCCATATATTTAATTATACTCTAAATTTCAATTATTGTAAATGGTGCTCTAACTGCCATGTTAAATTTTGCAGCCGCTTCTAGAGCCATCCTGACCCGTTTACGGGGTGTTTTAATAGATGATGTTGAGTATAGTGATCCTAAAGCTAATTCTTGCCCAGCACCTTCTGCCATGTATTGAATGTCTGCTTCACCTATATGGAAATCACTATCCATAGTAAATATTCTACCTGCACCTTGAACTGCTATTAAGAAAACTCCGCCTTCATCGCCATCTTCTGTAGATCCTGCGGTTTGATTACCATATCCCTGTTCTTTAAATGTTTCTTTAATTGATTCAACAAACTTGGTACGCATAAATTTTTCTAAATTTTTAAATCCTGCTGTTGGTTTGTAAATTGGTGGCGTCCAGTTATATTGAAGAATTTGTCCCATTCTAAAACTATCAACAAATGCAATTCCAAACTGACCTACTCTAAAAACTTTTGGATCTGTGCGTGAAAAAATTAATCCTGTTTTATCATCAGATGCAGCAGAATCTCCTCCTAGAAGGACTTTATTTTCATGAATAAGGGCTACCACTGCTGTCATACAGACTAGTATACTAAATTAAAAATTATCTGTCCAAAACCTCATTTGAGTCTATTTCTGAAAGGCTTCTTAAGGCATCTTCTAGCTCAGATTTAATTAAAATTAATTCCTGAATGGCCTCATAATATTTATCTTTCCACTCAGTTAATTCTTTTTCTATTTGATATAATTCAATTTTTAAATCTTTTACTTCTAACTTTAAATGGTCCTGCTCACGCTCTTGTTTTCTATTTTTTTCTCTTTTATTTTCGTTCAGACCAGCAATAATTGCCGTCCCCATGCCAGACAATATCGCAGCAGATATTGCAATAATTATAGAGTTCAGATCCAGATTCATTATATATCATATTATACCGTAGAATGTATACTAAATTAATAACTCAGAAGCAGAAATTTCATCTCCAACATATTTCTTTTTTAAAACAAACTCTCTAACGCTTTCTGGCCCGTTTTGTCTACCAGTAATGATTACTAGCCATCTTGGTTCAAATTTTAATTCTATACATCCATCACACATAAATAAATTTATTGGAAGCAATGTAGACTTTTTAAGATTTAACTTATTTTTAGTTTTGTTACAAGAATAGCAAAGAACCTTATCCATTATATTCCTCTTCTACATGTGAAAATACAATTTCATCCATAATTGAAAATTCTGAATTATCTATCATTTCTTCGTACTCCATTTCATCTTTTTTATATTTTACTATAGAGGCAAATGCTCCTAGTTTTTCTGTAGTTCCATAAACTCCTAGATCATGAATAAATACAATTAATACTCTATCGTAGTATTCTTTCACTAGGCACTCCTTCCAGCTCACATCTTACTCCATATGACTCAAGTAGCTTTTTTACTTTTGCTACATAATCTATGACCATTTCTTTTTTAACGCCTTCAAATTGTACAAAGTTGTCTTCATATAATCTTATTGCTAAAAATTCTGGATACTTTACTATATCCATTTGTAAGTTGTTTGCTGGTTTGGTAATTCCTCTTATTGCTTTTGACATTTCTGGTGTATAAAATACTGGCTTGTTGGGTTCCCCAGTCCATTGATTAATCCCATGTTTAAAATGATTTTTATCTTTATCAATAAACATTTTTCTTTTTCAATCTTTTCCATGTATCAGTTGTCTTATGTAAATTTCTAGTTTTATCAATCGATCCAGAGTTTAAATAAACTCCGCCCCATACGCCATACTCATCGCCATCAGATCCAGATTTATAACACATTGATATAACTGGGCAAGCTAGACATGCTTCGTCAACATTTTTTGCAATTTTAGGATCATTTTCATATTTATCATAAAATAAGTTAGTGTCCATGCCTCTACAAACTGCAAGGTGCCACCAGTCTAAATCGTCTTTGTCTACCCCTAAATTATTTAAAATATTTGACATATTGTTTAGGTAGAACCCACATTCCTTTATTATCTACAGATACTCTATCTGCCATTCCCCAAGCTTTATTAAATATTCCTTTTATATTAAAAAATGCATTATTATTTTTTTTCCAAATAATTAAATCATAGTTGTTCCAATATGCATCATTAGTAATTGATTTATATTTATTGATAAATACGTCTACACCACGTTCATTTAAATGTAACATTTTTCCTTAAATATAAAGGGCGAATCCCTATAACCTATTATACAGGGATTTTAAATGGCTTGTCAACTGATTTTATACATTATTTTTTATGCATCTACTAAAAAATAATGATTAACAATATTAATCCTTGATCCACTTTTAACTTCATTTACTCCATGATTTAGCAAAAATCCTGGAAATAAAATAGCGTCGCCAGCCCTCATTTTAAATGATTCTCCAAGATGTTTAAATACTAGTTCTCCTCCATCGTAATCATCCGTTATAAATATATTAAATACTAAAGCATCACCTGGACCAGCGTTAGGGTCCCCTTCATTATAAATATCTAAATGTGGATCCAATTTTGCGCCCTTTTTCATTATCAGTCCATGTTGCCTATCAAATATAACTTTCTTTCCTTTAACCTCATAAACATCTTTAAAGTATTCTAATGCTTTTTGTAAAAGATTTTCAATAGTTTTATTTTCATCTATAATATGCGGAGCAGTAGAAAACCCATAAAAATTATCAAATGGGTGATACATAGGGTTATTTTTTGCAAAATTACAAATATGATCTACTTGATCTTTATCTAAAACTGATTCCCAAATTTTATAACTGGGATTATTCATTATTTTTTTATTGAAGATGGATTAAATTTTCCATCCCATAATGATTTATTAACTTTTTCTACTGGAACACAATTTGGCACCATACGGCCATTTTTATCCTTCATTCCTACCTGCTTATATCCAGTCCAGCAAGCTTTTTGAATATTATCCCATTTATCTTCTTCTTCGTTATCTGACTCATAGCCCTCATCCTCTGCATCTTCTGGTTTAGGGTCTACAGATTTTGCTAAAGTATCTTCTGAGATTTCAATTACTGTATCGACTGGATTAATTACATCTTCTAGCATGTCTTTAATTTCTTCTATTACTTCCTGTACTTCTAATGACTTTTTCATATTTTTCTCCCTATTAACTATTTTACGTGACCAAGAAAATCCTGCGTCTCCGCCCCATGCTAACCACATGATCTTTCCATTTGAAGGATTTTCTGCGTTATCCCAATCCTTACCCTTTTTGTCTACTTCATGACGGGAAAAATAAGAATACATTCGCTTAACTGTATTTAAACTAAGTGTCTCTCCCCTAGCAAGTTGACCAGCTCTAGTCCAGCCTACCGCCGTACCAGCGCCTTTTGCTTTACCTTGTTCTTTAATTTTAATTGCTCTACGTGCTGCAGATTGCATTCCAGCAGTTGGCTTGTATCCTTCTTTTGCCATTATTTCTCCTTAACGTTAATTATTTTAACGTTTTTTATTTCGTCATCTACGCCAAATATGTCATTTGAATAGTCTAGAGCATCATTTTCGTCAAAGGCCTCTACTTCTACCTCTACTTCTAATTTTACTCTATAGGTATTCATTTATTTAACTACTTGACCACACTCTGAACAAGTCTTTACTTTTTTAGTTGTTTTTGCAGCAGGCTCAGATTTTTTAGCAATGCTTGTTCCAAATTTAGGTCTTCCAAATCCAACAATTGAAACCATTATATTCTTTTTATTTTTTTTATATGCACGAAGCTTTTTACAAACTTCTCCGCCATTTCTTTGGCTTCCTTTAGGATCTCCAGAAGTATTACCTTCAATGCACCAAACAGTTCCGTCACCGTTATCTATTGCAACTATTCCTACGTGTGATATTCTATCAACACCGTCTGATGGGAAATCAAAATAAGCAATATCTCCTGGCTCTGGATCTGCAAGGTCTCCATCAATCCATGAGTTTGCTTTCTTAAATGCTTGTGCGCCACCAGGAGTATATACCGTATTTGGAATCTTTACTCCAGCTTCGTTTGCACACCAATTAACAAATGATCCACACCAAGGTTGAAAATCTGCTTTGGTAAATTTACCATATTTAGTTTCATTGTCTTTAGGACCTTCTACGGTACCTATTTCTTCTGTTGCAATCTCAACTAATTTTGCTGCAGTTCCTTGCTCTGACATTACTTGTCCCAGCTATCATCTACTGGTTGCTCTGCTGGCATTGCGCCATCTGGTTTAGCCAATCTACGTGACTTTGCATCATCAATTTCAGCTTCTAATTTTTTATCTGCTTGTGTATTTTTTGCATCAATTTCTTTGTTTGCAATTTGTGCTGCCATAACATCTTTAGCGCCAGATGAACCAATAAGAAGTCCAGCCAATGTTCCAGTAATAAATGTAGCAACGCTACCTAATACGTTAAAGAACATTTTATCATTTTCGGATTGTCCAGTGATTGGTTGTGTAACAAATATTAAAGCATACATAATGCCTGTTGAAGTTATAAATAAAATTGATCCTAAAGTAATTCCTAGAATAAATTTTAATCTTGCATCTAAATCTTGAGGGGATAATCTTTCTTTAGCCATTTACTGTTTCCTTTGTCTCTGCTAGATCTTCTGGACATGCTCCGTTAGCCGTACAGATTGGTGGCTTGCATTCTGCATTTTGCCAATTAGTAGGATCTTGACATGGATATCTATAATGACCATCATAGCCACATCCACTAATAGACAATACTAAAAGGCTAGATGCTAAAAACACCTTTATTTTTTTCATAAGTCTATTATAGCAAATGTAGGGTTAGTATGCTATTACTCTTCTTTTTCTGCTTTTTCTCTAATGCCTATAGTCATAAACCATAAGGCTACTGAAGCTAGGGTTACATAACCTACAACGGTTTTTGCGCTACCCTCTAATACTACCCAGGCTACAAAAAATCCAAGGAATGTAAAGTTTTCATTTAGAGCGGCTAGGCTCCATTTTTTTAACCATTTCATATTCTTATTATACCTTCCTTCTATATGCTGTGCCAAGAACTATCTGGCCAGCTATTATTGTTACTACTACGATATCTTCTGCTTTTTCACGTTCTGGAATAGACATATCGGCACCCATGTTAAGTAGTGCTTTGCCTAATTCACATTTTTGTTCTTCTGTTAAACCTTCAATTGCCTCGTCTGGATTGAAGCAAGTAGCAATTGCATTTGCTATTGCTGCTGGGCTTTCTAAAACAAGTAATGCGGAAGCAACTTCTGCTTGAATAACTACTGGATTACCATTAGCGTCTTCTCTTACCTCTACTGGAATTGTTGGGGGAAGATCACGATATTCAAGTCCCGCTGCTTCTATGTTGGAAGCAGTTACAGGTGCTCCTTCTGCTGAAGTTACCAATACATCTGCAACTAAATCTTTTTCTACTAAAGTAAATTTACCGTCTTCAGATAAGGCTTCAGATAAATTAACAACTTCTGCAGTTGTTATTTCTCCATCTGCAGAAAGCATTTCTGTAATAAATTCTGCTTCTGCTTCTGTTAATCCGCCTTCTGATAAAGATTCAGATACTTCAGCAGCAATCTCTTCAGACACTTCTCCACCTTCAGCAATTGCTTCTAATACTTCAGAAATTTCAGATGCACCTAAACTACTATCGTTAATTAAATCAGTAACAACTTCTTGAATATCTTCTACAGAAAGGTTTGCACCACTTTCTGATATTTCTTCAATAGATACTTCGCTTTCTTCAAATACAGCCTCTACTTCTTCTGCAGGAGTATTAACAGGTTCTGTATCAACTGGTTCTGTATCTACAGGGGTTGTGTCTACAGGATCCGTATCCACAGGATCTGTATCTACTGGCTCTGTGTCTACGGGAGTTGTATCAACTGGCTCTGTGTCTACGGGAGTTGTATCAACTGGCTCTGTGTCTACGGGGGTAGTGTCAACAGGGGTTGTATCTATTGGAGCTGTATCTATTGGGTAACTATTGCCACCAGTAGTTAAATTGGATCCTTGTGGTGCGGGTACAGAAATAACAGTCTCAGTATATTGACTTACAGGTCCAGACCAGTTAGCAACTCTAACTGTATAAGTAGCGCCTTCTGTCAAACCAGTTAATTGAATAGACTCTGGTGCACCATCTGTATTATATGTTCCACCTTCGTATGGATTTTCTGCATCTGGATCGTCTGTTACTACTTGATAAAACCAAGTGTTTGCTGTGTATCCTTCAGGTAAAGACGGTGTAATAGTTGCAGTAGTTCCTGCAACAATTGGAGTTAAAATTATTGGGGCAGGGGTTGGAATGTTGTTATTAATTGCAGTAACTAGTTGACTTGATTTAGTGTTTAATGTTGATTGTAAAGATGTCTTTGTTGATACCGCTGAGTTTACGGTGTTAGTTAAAGATGTTGTGTTAATTGCATTTATATTAGAAGTATTTGTTGTATTTTGTGCAACAACTGGGGTAAGGCTTGAGTTTAATTGTGCAATCGTTGCATTTGCTGCGTCAACCGATGCCTGAACTGTTTCTGTGTTTGGATCTACATATGGAGTGAATGCTGCACCTTGACTTATTTGTCCAGCAAAACCTGCTCCAACATTAGTATCTGTAATTGGAATAAGTGCACCGTTAGTTGTTTCTCTAACATTAAATCTTGCTTGATCTGGTATTGGTCCATTAGCAGTTACATTTGCCATCCATGCACCATCATTTGGATTTACATCAGCATTAAATCTTACCTGAACCATTTGAGTAGAAGCATCTTGTTGTGGAAATGGTCTTAAATCCCAAGCAATATCTAAACTTGTTCCAGTAGTTGAATATGTAATTCCAGTTCCTGTACTCCAAGTAGTCCAGTCCCATCCAG